TAACCCCCTTTTTAATGGAGTTCTTATGGCAACCTTTAGATGTTTAACAAGTGGACAGACAGTCACTTTTACCTATCAGCACGATATTGATTCGATGAAGGGTCATCAAGGTTATGTAAGAATTGATGAAATTCAAGAAGAACCTTCTGAGAAGCAAATAGTCTTGCAACCTCCAGTACCTGTTAAGAAGATGGGTCGACCAAGGAAATCAAATGTCTGAGATTGATCCACGAGAATTTGGTAAATTGGAAGCCCAAGTTGAGGCTTTACAGGCAGAAGTCCATGCACTTCGCCAAGATATTAAAACACTTTTAGAGATGGCAAACAAGTCTAAAGGTGGCTTTTTCGTTGGAATGGCTATTGCCTCTGTAGTAGGCGGTATCATTTCTTTCATTGCAACCAAGCTAGTTCGATAAGGATTTATATGCCTCAAGTTGGAAACAAGAAATTCCCATACACAGAAAAAGGCGAGAAAGAAGCCAAAGAGTATGGAAAGAAGAAATCTATGCCCGTTACTGTAATGATTGCTATTGGTAAGCCTAAAGCTATGCCTACCCGTGGTGGTCGTACCGCTACCAACATGATGAAAAAAGCAGGTCGTGGGAAATGAAACCCGCCACCAAGATTAGGAAAGTAATGCGTGAGTTTAAGGAAGGAACTCTCCACTCTGGCAAAAAAGGCCCTGTGGTGAAGAATCCTAAACAAGCCATTGCCATTGCTATTTCCGAATCTAAAAGGAAGAAGAAATGAAACAAGGTCTGTACGCTAACATCAATGCCAAACAAGAACGCATCAAAGCTGGTTCTAAGGAAAAGATGCGTAAGGTTGGTTCTAAAGGCGCTCCTACTGAGGCGGCATTTAAGGCTGCGGCTAAGACCGCAAAGAAGAAATGATCCCTGAATCATTAGACAAAACAACTGTTAATCAGTTACTTCTGTCTCATGGGACATGGAAACATCTTTTTTACCGATGCTATTCAGAAGTAAGCCCTGATTACAAAAACTATGGCGGTCGTGGAATTGATGTGCATCTATCGTGGCATGGAGAAGATGGCTTTTATCAATTTATCCAAGATGTTGGACTTAGACCATCAAAAGATTACAGTCTTGATAGAATTGATGTGAATAAAGGTTATTCGCCAGAAAATGTGAAATGGTCAACTAGCATTGAGCAAGCCAATAATCGAAGGAATAGCAAGCGATACTTGTTTGAAGGCGAGAATCTTACGTTGGCTGAGATTGCTAGAAAAACAGGAATTGGATACCAAAGAATCTGGAAAGCAACAAAGATTTATGGTGATCCATCAGAACACACAAAAATTGATCCAGATCGTGGCAAACGTATGTATCAAGGTGAATTACGCTCAACAACTGAGATTGCTAAAATGGTCAATATGAAGCCAGAAACGCTTATGCAAAGATTAAGAAATGGCTTAGATTTTGATTTAGCTATTGCATTACCACCTCAGCCTGGTGTACACTTCACAGGAAGATCATCATGGTCTTAAAAAAATACCAGAATCCAAAAGGCGGATTGAATGAGGAAGGTCGAGAGTTCTACAAAAGGACTGAGGGACTGAACTTAAAAGCGCCTTTAAAAACGGGTAATTCAGGTCGACGATCTAGTTTTTTAGCACGAATGGGCAATATGCCTGGCGCTGAGATGAAAGATGGGAAGCCTACCCGACTCCTATTATCTCTTAGAGCTTGGGGTGCATCGTCCAAGGAAGACGCTAAAGCTAAGGCTAAAGCGATCTCTAAGAGGAATAAATGAGACCTGTATCCGTTGGAGTTGAACCTGCAGCCGCTACGTTGACTACTGTTTATACAGTACCAACGGGTTACTACGCCAAATTCACAGTCATGTATATCCACAATACTGGTGGATCGACAAAACACATTACTGTGGTGTGGAATGATGCAAGTACCGCTACTTCCTACGACATCCTAACTGAATACAACTTTACTTCTAAGCAATACCTTCAATTTGATGGCAATGCTTACATCGTTTTGGAAGAAGGCGATAAGATTCAAATTACGACTGAAGCGGGTAGTACATTCAGTTTTATTGCAACCTTTGAGGTTCAGGGAGCACAACGAACATGACCTACTTAGAACTTGTTAACGATGTGCTAGTTCGCTTGCGTGAAAGCACAGTATCTACTGTTGGCGAAACAACCTATTCTTCTTTGATTGGCAAGTTTGTCAATGATGCTAAGAGACAGATTGAAGACTCTTATTCATGGAACGTCTTGGCTCAAACAATCACAGTTACGACTGCTTCTGGTACAAGTTCCTATGCTTTAACAGGTGTTGGTCAGAAGTTTCGTATTAACGATGCTATCAATACTACAAGTGTTATTACTTTAGATAACACTACTGTTTCGGATATGAACCGAAAGTTAAACTTCGGTACGCCTTCACAGTCTATTCCTTCAGAGTTTTGCTTTAGTGGTGTAGATGGCAATGGCGACACAAAGGTTGATTTATTCCCTGTTCCTGATGGCGTATATACGTTGAAGTTCGATGTAACTGTGCCACAAGCAAATCTAAGTTCCGATTCAACATCTGTAAAAGTTCTTGATTACTTAGTGACTCAGAGTGCGTATGCTCGTGCCTTGATTGAGCGTGGTGAAGATGGTGGAACAAACTCTACTGAGGCTTATGCCTTGTTTAAAGGAATGCTCTCTGACGCTATTGCGATGGAAAGCACTCGTTACCCTGAAGACAATTTTGAGGCAGTCTAATGGCAGCTCCACTACAAAGTTACAGTCTTTCAGCACCAGGCTTTTATGGACTGAATACTGAAGATTCTCCCCTTGATTTAGGGGCGGGATTTGCTTTGGTTGCTACCAACTGCATCTTGGATCAGTATGGTCGTATTGGTGCTAGAAAAGGTTGGTCAAGGGTTAACTCTTCCTCTGGAAACCTTGGTGCTAATGATGTTGGTGTAATCCATGAGTTAGTCCAGACTGACGGGACTCTTACAGTTCTATTTGCTGGCAACAACAAGATATTCAAACTTGGCACTTCTAATGCGGTAACTGAGTTAACCTATGGTGGTGGCGGTTCTGCTCCAACTATCACGGCATCTAACTGGCAAACTGCCTCCTTAAATGGGATTGCTTATTTCTTTCAAACAGGTCACGATCCTCTAATTTTTGACCCTGCTGTTAGCACAACAACATTTAGACGAGTCTCTGAGAAGTCAGGTTATGTAGCAACTGTTCCACAAGCCAACATCTGTATCTCTGCTTTTGGTCGTCTCTGGGTTGCTAATACTACTTCTGACAAAACAACCATTACCTTCTCTGATCTGATTGCAGGTCATGTATGGGGGGGTGGTACTTCAGGCTCATTGGATGTTTCTCGTGTATGGCCTAATGGTGCGGATGAAGTGATGGGCTTGGCAGCGCATAATGATTTCTTGTTTATCTTTGGTAAACGACAGATTCTTGTTTATTCTGGTGCTTCTACACCCGCATCTCTTGTTCTAAGCGACACAGTAGGCTCTATTGGTTGCATAGCAAGGGATACCATACAAAGTATTGGTACTGATGTAGTTTTCTTGTCAGACTCAGGTGTTCGTTCACTAATGAGGACTATTCAAGAGAAGTCTGCACCCCTGAGAGACCTATCTAAGAATGTTCGTTTCGACTTAGCTTCATCATTGGCAAGCGAAACATTGGCCAATCTGAAGTCTGTTTACTCAGAAAAAGAAGCCTTTTATCTACTTGTTTTACCCGCATCTTTTCAAGTTTACTGCTTCGATACCAAGCAAACATTGCAAGATGGTGCTTCCCGTGTAACCAAATGGGACTCAATTGCTCCTACTGCTTTGCGTTCTTTGCGTAATGGCGACTTGTACATTGGTAAAAATGGGTATATCGGTAAGTATGGAACTTATCTTGATGACACAACAACGTACCGATTTGCGTACTACACAAACAATGCTGACTTGGGAAACCCTAATCAGATTTCTATTCTGAAGAACGTGACTGCAATTGTGATTGGTGGCTCTGACCAGTATTTAACAATCAATTGGGGATTTGATTATTCTGGTGCTTATCGTGCAGAGAACATTTACATTCCTTCACAGACAAGTTATGAGTATGGAACTGCTGAATACAACATTGCTGAATACACAAGTGGTGTGCCAATTAAGACACTAACGGCTAATGCTTCAGGTGCAGGGAAGATTGTCCAAACAGGGTATGAAACAACCATTAAAGGTGTCTCATTTTCATTGCAAAAGATTGAAATTCAAGCCAAAGATGGCAAAATGGGCTAAGAGGTAAACTATGTCAAATTACACCAAAACCACTAACTTTGCATCAAAAGACAACCTGTCGCCTGGCAATCCTCTAAAGATTGTCAAGGGTACTGAGATTGATACAGAGTTCAACAACATTCAAACTGCTGTTGGCACTAAAACAGACAATGCTTCTGCCAATATTACTGGTGGTTCGATTACTGGTATCACAGACTTAGCGGTTGCTGATGGCGGTACTGGTGCTTCTACGGCTACTGCTGCTCTGAATAACCTCTTGCCTACCCAAACAGGTAACGCAAACAAGTATCTACAAACTGATGGAACTAATGCCACATGGGATGCAGTAAGCCTTTCTACTTCTGATATTACTGGCACTTTGCCTGTCGCTAATGGTGGTACTGGTGTAACTACCTCTACTGGTACAGGCGCAGTTGTTCTGTCAAACAGTCCTACTTTGGTTACTCCCGCCTTGGGAACTCCTGCTTCTGGTACGGCTACTAACCTCACAGGTCTGCCGATCTCAACAGGTGTTTCAGGTCTTGGCACTGGTGTAGCGACATTCTTGGGTACGCCTTCAAGTGCTAACCTTGCATCTGCTGTAACAGATGAAACTGGTTCTGGTGCTTTGGTGTTTGCCAATAGTCCAACATTGGTTACTCCTACTTTGGGTACTCCAGCTTCTGCTACTTTGACCAATGCTACTGGTTTGCCAATCAGTACTGGTGTAAGTGGTTTGGGTACAGGTGTGGCTTCTTTCTTGGCTACTCCTAGTTCAGCAAACTTGGCTACTGCCGTATCTGATGAAACAGGTAGCGGTGCATTGGTCTTTGCTAACTCACCTACTCTTGTTACTCCTGCTCTTGGTACACCTTCTAGTGGCACTTTAACAAACGCTACAGGGCTTCCAATTGCTACTGGTGTGTCAGGTCTAGGAACAGGAGTAGCAACTGCTCTAGCGGTCAATGTAGGCTCTTCTGGCGCACCTTTGGTTAATGGTGGTGTGCTTGGTACTCCATCAAGCGGAACTGCTACCAACTTAACTGGTTTGCCTTTGTCTACTGGCGTGACAGGAACACTTCCTGTTGCCAATGGTGGTACAGGACAGACTTCTTACACAGATGGTCAACTGTTGATTGGTAACTCTACTGGCAACACTCTGACCAAAGCTACTTTAACTGCGGGTTCTGGAATTACTGTTACCAATAGCGCAGGTGGAATCACTATTGCGGCTACTGGTGGCGGTGGATCAGGCGATGTAGTTGGCCCAGCTTCTGCTACTGACAATGCTTTCACTCGATTTGATGGCACAACAGGTAAGTTGATTCAGAACTCTACTGGTGCGACATTGAGTGATACTGGTGGTGCTACTTTCACAGGCTCTGTTGATGTTGCAGGTACTTCTACAGCAGGTTCTAACATCAAGCTGTACGAAGATACTGACAATGGTACAAACTATGTGTCATTTAAAGCACCAGATACTATTGCTGCAAATGTAACTTGGACACTTCCAAGTGCTGATGGAACTAGCAATCAAGTATTGACTACAAATGGTACTGGAACTTTGTCTTGGTCTACAGCTAGTGGCTCAAGCCAATGGACAACTAGCGGTTTAAACATTTACTACAGCACAGGGAAAGTTGGTGTTGGCACAAGCACAATTTCATCACAACTTGATGTTCGTAATGGTGCAACTAATGCAACTGGAATTAACACCAATGCAAACCAAATATCTATAACCCACAACTCAAACACTGGTGTTGGTGGTCAGGCTGAACCTGCGGGTTTTGTTGTTGTTCGGGACAAGGCAAGCACAACTGCAAGCGGTGATTTTCTAGGTGGTTTGTCTTGGAATTCAAGATATTCTGATACAGAAGACAGAGCAGGTTATGCATCAATTCTCGCTGTAGCCACAGGTGCGGGTACTGCCGATTTAACTTTCAATACAAGTTCTTCAAATATAACGACAGCAGAACGATTAAGACTTAATGGCAATGGCGCACTTATTTTGTCGGGTGGTACAGCCACGGCAAGTGGTGTCGGCATCACATTCCCCGCAACTCAATCAGCATCAACTAATGCTAATACGTTAGATGACTATGAAGAAGGTACTTGGACACCTGCGATAACTGGTATCACTTCAGTAACCTATACACAACAATATGGCAATTATGTAAAGATTGGCAAGCAAGTTACTGCATATGTTCGTCTTTTAATAAGCGGAGGAACTGGTAGCGGTGCGCAAGTATCAATAACTGGTTTGCCATTTACATCTGCTTCTTCTGCAAATGGTGGTAATGGTGGTGGTGCTGTTACATACAAACAACTTACAGCATCTGCTATTTATCCTCATATAAATGAATCTTCAACACAATTTGATTTTTATTTGACTGAAACATCAGCACCAACTGGATTAACTTTAACTGGCTCTCAAAACGGATATCTTATGGTATCAGTTACCTATCCTGTATAACTAGCATGGATGTGCTAGTCGGACACTTAACTTAAAGGAAATTATCATGGCATTAACTAAAGAAACAGTAGTTGACCAAATCACAGTCACCGAGAACGGCATCGTTCTCTATCGTGAAGCAACACGCATCATGGAAGATGGCGTTCAACTAAGTCAAACCTACCATCGTTCAAGCCTCACACCCGCACAAGACCTGACAGGCGTTCCCGCTAATGTCGTTGCAATCTGCAATGCGGCTTGGACACCTGAAGTAATTGCGGCTTATCAGGCGGCACAGGCTGCGGCTGAAGCGGCTCGTAACGCATAAAGGAAATAGTCATGGCAACACAATCACAAATTAACGCATCATTGGGGTTGCCTCCTGGTATCAATCCAGATGGCTCTTGGAATGCTCAGGACTACATTGCTCGTAGAGTTGCGGGACAAGTAGATACTCAAGCCCAAGTAGATGCGGCTCGTGCTTCTGCTCAAGCTGAATTGTCAAGAGCACCTGGTCAATCAGTAACCGATGCCTCTGGTAGAGAAGTTCAATTAACATCTTATCGACCTGGCTTTGATGCTAACAACGTCACTACTCAGACCTATCTTGGTGAGTTAGAGGCTAGGGGTGGTATGGACACAACCTCTCAACTGTTTAAGCAAACTGCTACACCTGCACAATTGGCGGCTAATGCTGCTGCTTATCAAGTGGAATTAGCACGACTCCAAGAGATTGATAGACAAGCGGCTTTGGCGGCTCAACCAACTGGCTTACTTACTGGTGCTAGTGATACGGCAAAGCAAGCAATGGAGAATGTTGCTGTGAAAAAATCGTATACAGATGCTGAAATAAAACAAGCCCTAAAAGACCTAAGTTTTCTTGATCCAGCTTTACCTATCAAAACCATTATTTCTGAAGCAGAAAAACTTGGAATTGACAAAGACAGGGTTGTTAAGAACATTAGTTCTTTTACATACACGGCTGAAAATGTTGATAAATTAGCAAAACAGATTCTTGCTCAAAACACGACAGCAACTTGGAAAGGCGATGTTAAGCCTGAAACTGCGGCTCGTTACATGGCTGATGATCTTGCTAAAAGTGGCATCACAGACATTTCTCAAGTTGGTAAAGGCACTACTGGCATCATAAATAAAGAAACTGGTGAGAAACTTGTCTCTGGTTATGGTGAAAGAACTAAAGGTAATCTTTGGTCTGGTTCATACGAAGGTGCAGGAAATACTGGTTTTGGTGTTCAGTTTACTGACGATGGCAAACCTATGTTTTATACAGAAGGCGCATCGTCTAGCACTCTGAAAAGAGACTTAATTAAAGCCGCCATTATTGCGGGTGCAGCTATTGGTATTGTTGGCCCTGAAGCACTTTCTGGAATATTTGGTTCTGGAACAGCGGCTCTTACTGCTACAGAAGCGGCAGGCTTGGGCTTAACTGCAACAGAAGCGGCTGCGCTAGGATTTACTGGGGCTGAGTTAACTGCGGCAGGATACACAGCGGCAGAGGTGGCGGGAACTGCTGCGGCAAGTACTGGTCTTTTGACGGGTGCTACTAATGTGGCGGCTACCAATGTTGTTGCTGATGCAGCAACGGGTCTTACTGCTTCACAACTTTCTTCTGCGGCTAAATTAGGCTTAACTGCGGCTCAATATGCAGGTTTGCTAACTGCGGGTGGTCAGACTGCGGCAGGTCTTCTGCAACAACAAACATCTAAAGAAGCGGCAGATAAAGCAAGGGCAATGATTGATGTTGAGACTGCTGCGGCTAAACAAGCGGCTCAGTTTAGACCAGTAGGAATGACCACTCGTTTCGGTACATCTGAGTTCAAAGTTGATCCTGTAACAGGTCAGTTGATAAGCGCAGGATATACGGCAAGCCCAGGTGTTTTAGAAGCACAGAATCGTTTGGTTGCCTTGGGTAATCAAGGTTTAGCACAAGCAGAAGGCGCACAGGCACAGTTTGCTCCTTTACAAACAGGCGCACAACGTCTATTTGAATTAGGACAAGGTTACTTGGCTCAAAAGCCTGAAGATGTTGCTCAAAACTATCTCAATCAGCAGATGGCTTTGCTACAACCAGGCAGAGAGACTGAACTTGCTAATCTGCAAAACAGACTGCAACAACAAGGTCGTGGTGGTTTGGCAGTTGCTCAAGGCGGTGCTTTGGGTGATACAACTCCTGAACTACAGGCTTTGTATAACGCTAGAGCGCAACAAGAGGCTCAATTGGCGGCTAATGCTCAACAGTATGGTCAACAGAATGTCGCATTTGGTGCGGGTCTGTTAGGTACTGGCGCTCAGACTATGGGTCAATACTATGCGGGTCAACAAGCCGCTTATGCTCCTTACACAACTGCTTTAGGTCAATTTACAAACTTAGAGCAATTGGCACAACAACCCCTTCAAATGGGTGCAAGCCTTGCTCAACAATCTGCTCAAGCAGGTGCTAATGTTGGTCGTTTAGGCTTATTGGGTGCAGGACAGAGTGTTGCTCTTGCAACTGGTGCTGATGCGACTAGAAATCTAACATCATCAGCATTAGGTGGATTAACTTCTAATCCTTTATTTACAGATGCTTTAACCAAAATAGCGGGTGGTACACCTGTTAATGCGTTAGATTTTAGTGCATACGGAAAAGGTGATGTTGGCTTCCAAAATATGCTCAACGACATTTACGGATAAGGAATCATCATGGCAGAAACTAATATCGTAGCGGGTCTTTTTGGTTTGACTCCACAAATGTATGGTGAGCAACAACGCAGAAGTGCTTTGCGTGAAGGCATCGACCTTGCAAAGCTAACTCCTGGTGAAGCTGGTGCGGCAATGACCTATGCGGGTGCTAGAGGACTCGGTGGTGCTATTGCTAATGCTCTTGGTGTGGAAGACCCACAACTAAAGATGATTAGTGCTCGTCAACAGATTATGAGTCAACTTGACCAATCTGATCCTGAGTCGATCATAAAAGGCGCTCAAATGTTGGCACAGATGGGTGACCAACAAGGTGCTATGGCTCTTGCTGACTTTGCTCGTAAAGCGCAGAGTGAGATGGCTTTGGCTCAACAACGTCTTGCTGCGGCTGGTCGTGAACGTCAACAAGCACTTCCTCCTGCTATTCAGATTGCTCAAGCAATAGCTAATGCAAAAATTGGTATTTCTAGATTAGAAGCTCTACCAGAATCTCCTGAGCGAGATGAAACTCTAAATCGTCTAAGATTTAATCTAGAAGAATTGCAACGTCAGGGAGGCGTAAAACAACCTGACTTTTTAGCAAAAGCAGCTGAATTGCAAAATTTAAAAGCCAATTTGCGTGTACTAAAAAGTCAACCAGAACCCAACAAAGAAGCTATTCTAAGATTAGAAGATAGCATTCAGGCAATTGAAGGAGTTGAAAAAGACAAGCCTATTGCATCTGGTACAGATAGAGATGCGTATTCACGAGAAATGTATGACAACAAAATATATGTTGATTTAACGCCAGTACAAAAAGCCGCAGTAAATAAGCGTTTAGAAGCAGAACAAGGTACAAGAGCTGAAAAAAGCGCACCTAAAGTTTACGCACCTGAACAACCAATAGCACCTAAAGATTGGGAAAACTTTACCTTAAATGTATTAAGTAAAGACCCAATTATGCAAGACACATCAAAAATTTTAGCTGAAGGCCCAAAACTTATTAACATTATTAGAAATTCAACAGCAAATGATATTTCAGCAGCGGCACTGCCAAAGGCTTTAGCAAGTTTTATTGGTAAAGATAGTAGTTTGTCTAATTTAGATACTGCAACCTTTGCCAGAACTGGTGGTCTTGATGATCGTTTGGCTGCAGATGTAAATAAATTCTTTACTGGTAGAGCAACAGAAGTAAAAAAAGACCAAGCCGAAAGATTTGCTATTGCCCTTTATCGTGGTGCTCTGCTTGAACGTAAGAAAAAACTAGAAACGGCTGCAGAAGAGTTTGGATATGAGACATCGCCAAATTACAAAAAATCATTAAAGAATATTGACGCTCAACTTGCTCAGTTTAAACTTGTTAAAAAAGGTGAAAGCGCACCAACTGCAACAAAAACTGGCAATCCTTTAGTTGACAAGTGGCTATCCACTGATGCGGAGAAAAAGTAATGGCAACTTATGAACAAGTAATAGAGGCATTGCGTAGGGCAGATGAAGCAGGTAATGCTGATGATGCTCGAAAACTAGCTCAAATGGCCTCTGAACTGCGACCAGAAGGCGCTGGTGGAGGTCGAGGCTTTCTTGGTGGCCCTACTGCTGAAGGTAAGGCAAGAGCCGCAACAGGACTTGGCGAACTGTTATACGAAAGTGTAAAGAAGGGTGTTACGCAACCATTTGCTAGGTTTGCCGCAGGTACTGCCATGCAACAAGGCACATTTGCTGGCGCATTTCCTACTCAACCTGAGTTAGAGCCAATTACTACTGAGAGTGTTCAGCGTGGTATGGGTGTTGATACTGGAATTCGTCCTGCAACAACTACGCAACGATATTTAGGGGCGGGTGTAGAGGCCTTGGCTGACCCTACTAATTTAATTGGCTTACCAGTAACTACAGCAGGTCGATTGGCTCTTGCTACTGGTTCTACTATGGCGGGTGTTGGTGGTGAATTTGGTGGTGAAGTTGGTAAACAGGTGGGTGGAGTTACTGGTCAAGTAACAGGTGGTATTTTGTTTGCTTTGCTGTCAGGTGCTGGTGCTACAAAAGGTGTTGGTTTGATGGCAGAAGCCAAAAACAGAGTAAACCTTAAAGACTTTAATGTTGAAGATTTGGCTGGTGTTGAGGGAACTTCTCAGGCTCAAGATTTAATCAAACGAGCATTAGATGCCGATCCTAACTTAACAAAACGATTAGAAGACATTCGTAAAAAGATTGCTTTTGTTGGTGGTCAACCTGACATCTTGGCTGCTGGAGCTGTTGACAATAAAGTTTTGGAAACAGGTTTAAAAGATTTAGTAACTAAAGATGCAAAAATTGCAAATGATTTAGAAATAATTTATAAAGACTTGCAAGCCGCTGTTCGCACAAAGGCTAATCAGTTGTACCCACAACCTAGTTCGGGCAACAAATTCATTCCTGCTGATATTCCAACTGCATCGGCAAAACTTGCAGAACTTGAAGTTGATTATGGGAAAAGATTAAAAACCCTTTCTGACCAACAAGAAAAACTTACACAGTCTTTAAATTTAGCAGGGAATATCACTCCTATTGAACTTGGCAAACCAATTCAGGGTGTTGTTTTAGCACAAGAGGCTGCGGCTCGAAATGCCTTAAAACCAGAGTATGAAAGCGTATTAACCCAAGCATCTAAACTTGGTGCTATCTTACCTGCTGACCAAACGCAATCTTTACTAAATACGGCTAGAGATTTGTTTATGAAAGACCCTTGGGGACGTCAATCTGACTTGTTAAAACTCGTCCAAAAGCAAGGCGCAGAGTTTTCAAGACTTAGAAAACAAAGAGAAGTTGACACAACTTTACCCGCAGTTCCTGGTCAACCACCTATTGATTTGACTGTTGGCTTAGATATTACAAGCCTAGATTCATTAAAAAGGCGTGTGGCGGCAGATATTCGCACCATTAAGAATGATGCTACTAAAGACAAGTTAATCTTGTTGCAACAACGTGTAGATGAGGCTTTAGATCAAGTTCAAAACTCTAGTGGGAATATCAATGTTAATTTTCGTGGTGAAAAGACAACATTTGGTGATGCCATGTCCAAACTTGATTTGGACTACTACAACAAGGTTGGAATTCCATTTAAGGATGCCGATGCCATTCAGAAGATTGGCTCACAAGAGTATGCAGAAAGAATTGCTCCTCAGTTAGCAAATAGCCCTACAGCAATGACTCAATTCTTGAAGGTTGCTGGGGATGAGGGGATGCCATTGGCTGAAAAAGCAGTTATGTCAAAGCTATATAACGCTGCTTTGAACAAAGAAGGTTTTATTGATCCTATAAAACTAAACTCTTTAATTACAAAGACAAGCAACAATGGTGGATATAGCGATATTCTTGCTCTATTGCCTGGTCTTAAAACAAGGCTTGATGATGCCGCCAACAGAGCAAATCTTCTTTCTGGAGAGCGAGTAGCCATTGATGATGCCGCTAAGACTGAGAGGATTCGTTTAGGCGATTCTTTCTTGGCAAACTATGAAACTGGTGGTGTTGATGCAATTACAAGCCGTATGCTTGGTTCTACTGGTAAAGGTTATCAAGCAAAGTTCTTTAATGATTTAGCTAAACTTTCTCCAAATGACCAAACTAACACTACTTTAGCGGTTCAAAACGCTATGGTTACAAAGATGTTAGATAGTCAAAACCCGTTTGCTTATTTGGAAAAGAATAAGGATGCGTTTGTTCGTCTGTTTGGTAGACAACATTACGATAATTTGGCTTCATTGGCTGATGTACAGCGTTTGGCAACCAAAATAGATGTTAATAGTCTTCCTTTAGATCAAGCGGCTATTAAAGAAATGGGTAACTTACAACGCCTTTTAGGAGGTGTTGATCCCAAGCGAGTATCTGCAATCTTGGTTAACCAAATTGCTAGTGTCTTTAACAAGGGCTTCCGCATTGCAGCTGCAGTTGGTCAGAAAAACATAGATGACGCTACCAAAGAGGCTCACAGAAAACTCTTTATGGACAAGGGTGGCTTGGATGGCGTTATCAAAGCATCTACCCGTCTGATAAACAAAAAAGGCAAAGAAGTAGAGTTATCAGATTTTGTTAAGCCTGGTGATTTATCAAACTTGGCAAACTCATTGGGTATGTCTGTTTTGCGTACTGGGTATTTGGGTGGTTCTGTAGCGGCTTCACCAAGCGAGGTGATTGCTCCTGAACCTGAGTCTGCTTACGAATACACACCTGCTCGGTAATGAAAGACGGGCTGTTTGCTATCTCGGTGGCAGTCCTGATTCTTTGCTTTGTAATCTTTTGTAGTTATATTATTGTTTGGGCATTTCCGTGATCGCCTTTCTCTTGGCGGCAACCATAGAGTACCGATGTATTAAATGGACTTGGAGTGGTGATGTTTACAACCGAAGGGTTGTTTGCATTAAGTGGGAGAGAAAGAAATGATTGATCCGATAACGGCTCTAGCTGGCATTCAGTCAGCAATTAGCATGGTCAAGAAGGCAGCAGGTGTTGCCCAAGACCTAGGTTCACTTGCGCCCATGATTGGTAAGCTATTTGACGCTAAGTCTGTAGCTACCAAAGCCATGCTTCAGGCTAAACAGTCTGGCAAAGGCTCAAACATGGGTACGGCTTTGCAGATTGAGATGGCTTTAGAACAGGCTAGAGCGTTTGAAGAAGAGTTAAAGATGCTCTTTATGCAGACAGGAAAGATTGATGTCTGGAACAAGATTAAAGCCCGTCAAGCAGAGATGGACTTGGCAGATGCCAAAGAGATAAGTGCGCTAAAGAGGGCAGAGAAAGAAGCCAAACAGAAAGAGCAAGAACAATTAGAGATTGGTTTGGCAATAGGTGGAGTTTTCTTTGTTCTGTTTTTAATCTTTGTTGGCATTTATGAGTTGATGGAATTCTGTCAAACTACCAGAAGGTGTGGTCGGTGAATGAGTATCAGAAGACCTTTGACTTGTGCTTAAAAATCTTCGTTTACGGGGTAGTGGCACTTTATTTCTTGGGTTTTCTAAAGTTCTTACCTGATGATCTGTCGGACAAAGTTGTTAATCTTTTACTTGGAATGATTGGACTGTAATGCTATCTCTATTTTCTACTCTCGGTGGTTTGTTGATTTCTGGTTTACCAAGGTTACTAGATTTCTTCCAAAATAAAGCAGACCAGAAGCATGAATTAGCCTTGGCTAACATCCAAGTGCAAATGCAACTTCAGATGATGGCTCAAGGGTTCGCTGCCCAAGAGCGCATGGAGGAGATTCGCACAGACCAGATTGCCATGCAGTCTGAAGCACAGATGACCGAGGCGGCTTTAAAGCACGATGAGAAGGTCTTAGAGAAGGCTTCTCAATGGGTTGCCAACTATGTTGGTACTGTCAGACCAACAGTGACCTATATCTTTGTGTTTGAGTTGTGTGCCATCAACGCTTGGATTGCCTACTACATCTACTCTCGCCCTAGTTTGGTGATGAACATGGATGATTTGATTCGTTTGTCAGACATTATTTTTAGCAGCGATGAGATGGCTATGCTGGGTGGGATTATTGGCTTCTGGTTCGGATCAAGAGGTTGGGCTAAGAAATGAAAGTAAGCAAAGCGGGTGAGGACTTGATGCACTTCTTTGAAGGCTACAGAAACAAGCCTTATCGGTGTTCTGCTGCCATTTGGACTGTTGGTTGGGGTCACGCTATGTATGCAGACCAATTAGCCCTCCCAAACGTCCGCAAAGAGGGTTATACAGGGCTTATCAGGTCTGACTATCAACTTAAGGGGGAAGATGCCCGTGTTTGGTCTAAAGATGAATTGGTCGATTTGTTCAAGGTTGACATCAATACTTTTGAACGTGGTGTTCTTCGACTTTCTCCTACTCTTGCTAATCATCAAAGCAAATTCGACGCTGTTGTCTCTTTTGCGTACAACGCTGGGTTAGGGAATTACCAAAGGTCAACCATCCGCATGAAGGTCAATCGTGGCGATTGGGAGGGTGCTGCCGAGGCTTTTATGATGTGGACAAAAGCGGGTGGGAAAGAAGTCTCAGGGCTTGTCAAAAGACGCAAGGCAGAGGTTGCTTTGTTTAACGCACCCGCCTAAGAGGCTCTTGATACTTCTCAGGTGGTGGTGGCAGCATCTTCTCTGAGGGTGGAGTCCATCCATGTTTTCTCCAAATAGCCTGAACATCTGATCCTGAAGACCATACGAAATCCTTGTTTGGCACAGAGGGGTAACTGATCTTGGAATATGGGGGTTTTTCTATCATTGTTTCTCCGTTGTGTAACTGTGGTAGATGTAGCCAAACTCAATCTTGCCGACCAGGGACTCTGGTATCCAAGTTCTGCGTCCATCCTTGTACTGCCTGAAGTGTCCACGCCTTTTGTGTTGTCTAGGACTGTTGCGACCATTCCCAGTAGCCACGATGTCGTGTGTTGCTGGTTTAGCAGTAACGTCAATAACTTTCCACTCAAACAATGGCTGCTTGTTTCTGCGGATGCGCTTACTGTTGGATGCTGATGGCAATGCTTTGTAAACACGGGTTCTCTCGTGTATGTCCATTGCTTTACGCATATATTCCGCATATTGATGGTTAATCATTGATGACCATTGCAAAAAAATCTCTCTTTTTGGTTCGTTGCCATTTAATTTATGATCTTTCCCAAAAACTTCCAAAATGTAATCCTCGGGAGAGCCTAAACTCTCGTTTAACTTTACAAATTGCTCTTTGCCATTACTCATAACTGAACCAACATCACCATGTTTCGTTCTTAATGTGCCAATTACAGAGTCTTTTGTTCGGTCAATGGTGATTGACAATACTGACTTATCAGATTGACGAACAATTCCCATGCTTTCAAATGGCAACATTACGTCTGATGGGTCTGAATCAAACAAATCATGCAAATTGTTCATTACTTTGTTATAAGTAATGTCATCCATATGGTCAAATTTACCAAGGTCAACCCATGTGTAGTCCATTGGGTCGCCTTGAGTGTAGACATCCTTAACAGCTTTCATTATGTTGGGCGTCATTTTGCTGCCCTCATAACCCTCTGATTTCTGCCAAATTTGCCACGTTTGACACCAGTAATTTCAATGAATCCCTTGTCTAACAGAGACTTGTATCGTGCTGTTATTGAGGAATATGGGTAGTTTGGATACATCTCTAGTATCTCGTCTGAGATACACCCGTCAGGAAAGCCATTTATAGCCTCGTAGACAAGACTTTCTAGCTTGGTGGTATCAACCTTCTGAGCCGCCTGATGGCTCGTTGTAGGGTCTTCTCTTCTAGCCAGTTTAAACGCTGGTGTACCGAAGAATCTCTCCATCGACTGCTTCATGTTGCCAAAAATATCATTCATTTATTAACTCCTATTGGGTGAGGGGAAAACTGCTCGTCTGCAAGCTAGGAAAATCCTTTGCACAGCTCTCCCCTCGGGTTTATATTAACTCAAAAAGGCATTGAATCATCGCTATCAAAGCCAGTAGCCTTGGAACGCTCAGAAGGCTTTGGCTTATATTCTTCTTTAGGAGATACCGCTAACCCCATGAATTTGCCCGACTTTCCCTCTTTGACCCATGCAGAAATCCAGTAGTCTTTTCCTTCTACTGTAATATTTCCCTTGTATTGAGGAGACCTTTCGTTTTCAATTTTGTCGGATTTGAACAAAACACCACTGTTATCACGCTTTTCCATTTATAGCTCCTTAGCCTTTTTTAACGCTGAACGCACTTTACTAGGAAGGAGTGTCCACAAGGCGATTTTCTGTTGATCGTCTAGGTTCTCTCCCTCTAACTTAACCCAAGCTGCCTTGGGATCACCATGCTCGCACATAGCAATCAGATCGACCGCTAGTTCTTGCAAGTACTGTAATTCCTCTTGAGGAATGTTGTCTGTTGCACCTTGAGTAGGTGTAATCACTACTGATCTGCCTTCTTCTGGTAGGTCTTCACCCGCATAGATGTAGAGTCCCAAGCCATGCAAACTTAAAGCCTTTGTCATGCAACGCATGATTGCCGTGTTTACTGCAAACGCATCGGGAGTAGGGATGGCTTTGTTTCTGTAGTCCATCACAGGTAATTGACAAGTCATTGGTTTGCCAAACATGGTAGCCGTAACGAACACCATTGCCGTACCATTGATATCCATGAAACACTTGTCGCCAAACATCTCTACCTTGTAGGTAGCAGTAGGATCAGCCTTTAGAGCCTCTTGCCATGCCCATGCCCATGATAGGTAGGTCAGGTTGTTTTTCTTCTCTGTATGAGAATTGACATCTTTCTTCAGTAACGCTTCTATTGACATATTAACTCCTTTGATTTTCATCTAACTCTTGTTGAATAATCTCTTTTTGTTGTTCAGGATACAAATCCTTGAACTCGATAAAGTCTGCTTCTTGGCAGCAAACTATTTTATCTCCCTTGATTGCCAGGCAATAGGGGCAGTAGTGGATGTCTGAGAACTCTTCCACAAAGAACTGAAATAGTGTTTTCATCAGTGGAAACTTTCATAAGCCATTGTCCACAGAACATCACCCGCCAGATCGGTGAGCTTGTTTAACTCATCTTCTGTCAATGGTGTTCCATCTTCGTAGCATCCACTTGAGAAGTAGGCATCAGAGAAGTCTGGGAAATCTCTGCTATCTACTCCATCTATCTCTAGGTCTACAACCTTTTTTCCATTAAGAATCGGCATATTTACTCCTGTTAAGCGTGGGTTACTGTTTGCCCACACCACTAATGTGCCACAGGTTTTACAGGAAATATCTAGGGATAAACCCTAATAGACAAGCATAAAAACAACAGTAGTATTCTGAGTATGAAAACTGAAATACTTGAAAAAAGATGCGCTGAAGCCTTGCTTGGGTACTCTCAAACAATGGCAGATGCTTATACAACCGAACCAGAGGACTTTGATGCGGCTGTAACAGCTTTGCTTGCTAGAACGCTAGAACTTCACTTAAACCGCCCAATTAACCTAGAGAACCTTTACCAATGACCCAAGAAGCAGTTATCAGAGCATTGCAAAATGGCCCACTAACATCCTACCAAATTGAAGATTTAACTGGCATACCAAGACTGTCTATTGCAGCTTGTTGCACAAAAATGAGCTACAAAAA